ATGGCAAAAGAAATCAAATTTGCAGAAGACGCACGCGCAGCAATGCTTCGTGGGGTAGATAAATTAGCAGATACAGTAAAAGTAACCTTAGGCCCTAAAGGTCGTAACGTGGTTTTAGAAAAATCTTACGGTTCACCATTGATCACAAATGACGGTGTAACGATCGCTAAAGAAATCGAATTAGAAGATCATTTTGAAAACATGGGCGCAAAACTTGTTTCTGAAGTCGCTTCAAAAACAAACGATATCGCTGGTGACGGAACAACGACTGCTACGTTATTGACACAAGCAATCGTTCGTGAAGGATTGAAAAATGTCACCGCTGGTGCGAACCCATTAGGTATTCGTCGTGGGATCGAAATGGCAACAAAAGTGGCTGTAGAAGAGCTACACAACATTTCATCAATCGTTGATTCAAAAGAAGCAATCGCACAAGTTGGTGCTGTTTCTTCTGGTAGTGAAAAAGTTGGTCAATACATCGCTGATGCAATGGAAAAAGTCGGCAATGACGGTGTTATCACTATTGAAGAATCAAAAGGGATCGAAACAGAATTAGATGTTGTGGAAGGAATGCAATTTGATCGTGGTTACTTATCACAATACATGGTAACTGACAACGATAAAATGGAAGCAGCGTTAGAAAATCCATACATCTTGATCACTGACAAAAAAATCTCTAACATCCAAGATATCTTGCCATTGTTAGAACAAATATTACAACAATCAAAACCATTATTGATCATCGCTGATGACGTTGATGGTGAAGCATTACCAACACTTGTATTGAACAAAATCCGTGGAACATTCAATGTTGTCGCAGTGAAAGCACCAGGATTTGGTGACCGTCGTAAAGCAATGCTAGAAGACATTGCGATCTTAACTGGTGGTACAGTGATCACTGAAGACTTAGGCCTTGAGCTGAAAGATGCAACCATCGATAACTTAGGTCAAGCAAGCAAAGTGGTTGTGGATAAAGACAACACAACAATCGTTGAAGGTGCTGGTGAAAAAGAAGCAATTGACGCACGCGTTCAATTGATCAAAAACCAAATCGCTGATACAACTTCTGACTTTGACCGTGAAAAACTACAAGAACGCTTAGCAAAACTTGCTGGTGGGGTTGCTGTGATCAAAGTTGGGGCACCAACTGAAACTGAATTGAAAGAATTGAAATTACGTATTGAAGATGCATTGAATGCAACACGTGCCGCTGTTGAAGAAGGCATGGTCTCAGGTGGGGGAACTGCCTTAGTCAATGTCATCAACAAAGTTGCAGAAATCGAAACAGATGGCGATGCAGCAACAGGTGTCAAAATCGTTTTACGTGCCTTAGAAGAACCAGTTCGTCAAATTGCTGAAAATGCAGGCTACGAAGGTTCAGTGATCATCGACAAATTGAAAAACGCTGACTTAGGCGTTGGTTTCAATGCAGCAACTGGCGAATGGGTAAACATGCTAGAAGCTGGGATCGTTGACCCAACAAAAGTGACGCGTTCTGCATTACAAAACGCAGCTTCTGTTGCCGCATTATTGTTAACAACTGAAGCAGTCGTTGCCGACAAACCAGAACCAGCAGCGCCAGCAGCTCCTGCAATGGACCCATCAATGGGTATGGGCGGCATGATGTAGTTATAATAAAAGAACCTCTATTTATAGGGGTTCTTTTATTTGTTTAATGTCAATTTTATACAAAAGGGGCAAAAAAGGGGCAAATTACAAATTGTTTAATCGATCGATAACCTGCTCTTTGGATTTTTTGGTCACGTGATTATAAATTGATAAAGTCGTGTTGGCATCGGAATGTCCGACTCTCTCCATTATGGTTTTTAAAGGAAGATTCAATTCAGCTAGTAAAGAAATATGACTATGTCTGAATATGTGTGAGGATAAGTTTTTATCCCATTTTAGTTCGTCTTGAACTCTATGCAGTACCATATTAAAGCTATGGAGAGACAACGGAGTACCTCTAGATGATTTAAATATATAATCCTCGTTACTTTGGGAGCCGAATACTAAAGAGTTGTGTTCTATGATTTCATTAACAATTTTTACTGCTCTATTAGGCAAAGAAACTATTCTTTTAGAATAGATATTTTTAGGTGAAGTTTTTATAGCATCTGCCATTTTTAAGAAAGAATAGTCCAATGTGCCGTTAATATCCAAAGTACTCCCGTCAAAGTCCTTTACTTGTAATGCCTGTAACTCTCCGTATCTTAGGCCTGTTAAATATAACAATTCTGCAATGTTAGCGTGCAATAATCTTTTAGTAGATTTTCTCATATATACAAGCAACTCTGTCATTTCGCTTTGATCAAGGTATTTTTCATCCATGTTCTTTTTTCTTTTCTCTTCTTCAGCTTTTTTTCTTTGAATTTTGACATTCAGCGCTAGATTTTGTTTAATATACTTTTTCTCAACAGCATAATTCAACATGATTGAAAGGGTCGTCTTGGTCTGTTTCGTATAATTTAAGGATAGGTCACCGAAAGTATACATTTTTTCTGTAATATTACGAATCATATTCTCGTCTATATTTCGAACAAGAACATCGTCAGAAATAACTTTTTGAATATGTTTCATCATCTTTGGAACTTTGGTCCAGCTTGTTCTTTTTACATGTTGTTGGTAATAAACAAACCACTCTTCGTAAAGCTCCTTGAAAGTGATGTCAGATTTATCATAATTACTCAAAGCTTCCTCTATTTTTTTGTCTAATATTTTCTGTGCATTCTTCCAGGCTCTGGAAGAATCACTTGTTAGAACAGTACTTGTCTTTTTCCATTTTTCGGTATAGGGATCTTTGTATCTTTCTATAAACTTATATCTTCCGTTGCCTAAAGATTCGCTCCACATTGTGTGTACCTCAATTCTTTGTTACAATAGGCATGACTAAATAAGCCTATCGTTTATTTTGTTTTGCACGCCTGTCTTTGGTCGGAGGGGCGTGTTTTTTCTTTACTCGTAATAGCCTTGTTCGATAGCTTCTAATGTTTGAATTTCACCAGATGTTAATTCTCTATCTTGAATACTTTTTATTTCATTATATATATGTCTTGCATTTTCAGAAGTTCCTTCAGGCAATTTTGTTTGCTCAGCTTGACTACCATTAAATGAATCTTCATATTGACCGGAACCTACTACATAAGTTTCGTTTTCACTAGCTCTGACTGCTTCTTCCCAATCCTCGGCTGTCCAGCCTTCAGCCTTTGCTTTTTCCCACTCAGCTTCACCTTCTTGCCAGCTTGCTGGCATATCGGAAAGGCCTTCGTTATAGGAACTATCTTCATTGGGATTATTTGTATTGGCTAAAGATTTTGTTTCTTCAGGCTTTTCTAATTCAGTCAAATCAATTTCATAAATACCTATTTCTTTATCTTCATACATAGCTATCATTTTAACTGGGAAATCTAAGTTATCCAGAGAGTAAGTCTCTATTATGTCCACGGTTTTATCGGGTAACAGTTCATCAGAACGAGAGTTTTCTTTATCAACTTGCTCATTATATGATTCGACATCATCTGTTGATCCAAATGCATCTAAGCTATAGTAGGTATTATCGAGATCAACCTCAGAAGTTTCATTCTCTTGTTTAAATAAAACGTAATCATTAATAATATCAATAGGTGTGATATTGTTATCTGAAGTATTCTTTAATGAATACGTTATATATAACCCATAGCCATCTTCAGACGGACTTTTAACTATTTCAGAATTTTTATAAGTAAGTTCAAACTCGTCAGTAATGATTTTCCCATATTCGAAATCAGCTTTCTGTTCTTCAGAAACAGAAGTCGTTTGAGAAGTTGTATCAGTTGGGGGAGTTGTACTTTCTTCATTATTAGAACATCCGGTCATTATTAAACCAACAAACAATAAGCACGGTACGACTTTTTTCATCTTCTTTCCTCATTTCTCTGATATAATATATTTGTACTATCTCAGAAATGAGTAACCCTTATCGAAGCTGGTCCTTTGATAGGGGTATTTTTATCTAGCATATTTAACATCGTAGCCCATCCCAATACTAAATTCTTCTATTAATTGACTATAATTATAAATGTCATCGTATTCGCTGGTGAAGTAGCTTATCATAAATCTATCTGCAGCATATTCCATTTTCGACTTTAAGACAAATGAGAGTTTATAAAGCTCGTAATTATCTTGATCTTCACAAGCATGCCCTAATTCATGAAGTAAAGCCTTCTTCGTATCAAAGTCATTTAACTTACTATTCAATACAATTATATTTACAATTGGTAGATATTTCCCATGATCTTCCAAAAATTCATCATAAACTATTGTTATGTTCAACTTTTCAACAATTTCTAAAATCTGAGCATCCAAACAAACACCCTCTTATATTTTTCCGTCCAAGTATGCTTTTGCAATCCTCTCTAAAACTTGACGGTCATTTTCCGAAACTTCTTTCCCGTTATAACTCATAACAGATTTTAATGCTTCTTCTATGGTCAATTCTTTTTGTTTTTCGGACATACCCATGTGTGGGTTATCTGTTCTTCCTAAAAGATAATCAGTTGACACATGGAAATATTCAGCGATTTTCGCTAATTTGTCTACAGATGGAGCGCTTTTTCCCCATTTAGTAATTGAACCGCTTGATAACCCGGTGCGCCTTTCCAACTCAGCAAGGCTAATATTCCTCTGTTTAGCCAGCTCTTTTATTTTACCCAAAACGTCCATTTTTACACCTCGGAAAATTTTTCATATTTTTCTGTTGACGTGGAAAATATTCCGTGATATATTATGTGTGTGAGACAAAGGTACACAAAATAACCCACGTAACAGTGGATGAAATAGCGATAATGTTTGGTGGCATACGCTTATTTCGTTGTGTCTTTATTATGGAATATTTTCCGAGGTATGTCAATAGGTTTTTAGAAAATATTCTAATAGAAGGGAGGGTTTAGATTGTTGTATGAAAAAATAAAAAAACTTGCATTACAAAAGGATGTTTCGATTAACAAAATGGAGAAGGATTTAGGATTTAGCTCCTCTTATATTTCTAAGTGGAATAAGTCGATGCCTTCGGCTGAAAAGTTGTTGAAAGTATCTAATTACTTGAACGTTTCGATTGAGATGCTATTAGAAAAAGAAAATCAAGAATAGGAAGGATGAAAAAAATGAAAAAACCAACTATTCCGGAATTAATCAAAATGGCTACGGATAAGACTTCGATTTCTGAATGGGATAGGCGTGAGGATTTAATGATTCGTTTCAATGGGTTATCTCGTACTACTTTAAATACGTACCAAAAAGAGATGGAGAGTATTCCTGAATTTAAAGAAGGAGTTTTAAAACCAACACATAGCGTAACTTGGATTCATCTTGGAACATTCCTTTGGTATTTGAAATGGAAAGAAGCTAATCGTTATAGATCAAAAAAGTTGAAACCTTCAGAGGTTGCATAAAGAGGAGGAGCCGTAGTGAAACAAAATAAAAACTCCTTCTGCAAAAGGAGCTTTAATAACTATACATTTTAAAAAACAAAATTTTAGCGGTAGCGTTGTTGAAATTCATCCATAAGACCATCAAAAAAATTCTTTTGTAACTGGCGAGAAAAAGACTCAGAAACGCTCTGAGAAAATTCTTCGAAAAATTCAATTTCTGTTGGAAAAGATTCGGCATTTTTGAAATCTATTTTGAAATCTTTGTTAACAGTCTTGAATACGGTTTGTTTGAATAAGTCGTCGACGTCCATATCAAATTTTTCCATAATTATTTCACCTCCTAACGAGGTAATTATATCAAAGAAAGGAATGAAAAAATGAATACACCACAAATTTTTAATTTCGAACAAAACGAGGTTCGAACTGTTTTGGTAAATGACGAACCATATTTTGTAGGAAAAGACGTTGCAGAAGTTTTGGGATATAGCAACACTCAAAAAGCTATCCTAACTCATGTAGATGCAGAAGATAAGGGGGTAACAAAATGGGACACCCTTGGCGGGAAGCAACAAATGACGATCATCAATGAATCAGGGCTATACAGCTTAATACTTAAATCCAAGTTACCAAACGCAAAGAAATTCAAACGTTGGGTAACAAGTGAAGTCCTTCCAACAATCAGAAAGACAGGAAGCTACACAAACGTTCCTCAAAGTTTCGCTCAGGCATTGCGACTAGCAGCCGACCTAGAAGAAAAGAACCAACTGCTCGAACAGCAAATCGCTGAATATGAACCGAAAATCAGTTACCTAGATATGATCCTTTCATCAACTGATACAGTAGCAACGTCTCAAATCGCTGCTGATTATGGAATGTCGGCAATCGGACTCAATAAACTGCTTAATGAGTTAGGTGTTCAGCATAAAGTAAGTGGTCAATGGATTCTGTACCGCAAACATATGAACCAAGGATACACAAAATCGCACACAAGCGAAATTCCAAAAGCTGATGGCGGCGTAAAAGTTGTGATGAATACTAAATGGACGCAAAAAGGTCGTGTCTTCATATACAACTTGTTAACTGCAGAAGGTTACTATCCTCAAATGGATCTATTGGATTAAAAATAACCCCACACGGAAGGAGGGGCTAGGGTGAAGAAAAGTATTTTGGATCAAATTGTCTCTTATGAAATAAAAAGAAATCAGTTAATTGCTGAAAAAGAAAAGATATGCCAGGAAGTATATTTGGAAATCGTACCAAAGTTAAGCGGATTAAGAATCTCTGAAGCTAAAACAATCATATCCAATGAACTTAATAAAAACGTAAAAGTAAAAGAAATAAAGATAAAGCTCTTGGCTATGTTTAGAGAATACCTTGACAATGTGGAACTATGATTTTTTTCGAGATACAGGAGGGTTCTTGAGCATTAACTTAGTGTTAATTATTTGTATAAAGATTTGTAAATAAGATTTTAAAGTCTCGATATCATACTCTTCATGTTGGTCCCAATGTGCATAATCGTTACCTAATATTCGGACAACATCTGCAGAAGTTTGAAGATCCATTTCAGACTTGAAATATTGTCCGATAGCGTTATTCAAGTTTTTTTTGGCTATATTTTCAAATGTATCAATTTCGTTTGCTAAGGCGTAGTCCTTTACTAATATTTCTAAAGAAGCTCGATAACCAATGCCAGCAAGATCGATAGCATTATTTTCTTCACTGAGTTCAGCATCGTGGTACATTTTTTCAAATCTTGGAGAAAAATCACATACCAACTTAGGGAGATCGCTGGGTTGATTTTTTGGAAAATAAGCAAGGATTTTACCTGTTTTATTTTCAATCTGATTTAAGGTGTAGTGATCGTTTAAGCAATCAGTACAAAAGAGTTTGAAGAATACAACTTTTCCAGATACTCCAGCTCGATTAATACTCGGATTATTTGAAACTCCACAGTTGGGGCAAAGTTTTGGTATTTGGAGAGTCACATTTGTTACTAGAGACAAACTTGAATCTGTAAAACTTTTAAGTTTAAATTCCATTTCAGCACCACCAGTTTTTAAACAATTATACCAAAGGAGGAACCACATGGTAACAGAAATCACTATCTCAATAAAAACAAACGAATCAAAAATGCAGCACACCGTCTCAACAAGAGAAGAAGCGATTGCTTTGATCGATCGATACTTCAAGGAGGAGAAACTATGATTAAGAAATTTTGCATCTGGTATCTAAGAATAACAGAAACACCAGTATTCCTTAATTTAGAAACGGTGGATAGCGACATCAATCTCGCCGCAAAAAAAGGACCGGTTTTCCTAAGTGCTGATACTGGACCATACGGAGTATTCCTTAATTACAAAAGCAAAAGGAAGGTGAGACGGTATGACTAGAGCAGAAGCTTTGCGAATCGGTAAAATCATTGCTGATCGATGGTATAAACACAACAAGCCGTTAATTCGATCTAGACAACATATTGAACGGATGAAACGAAAAAAAGAGTCTACACCAGTTCCCGCTAGTGTAGACCAAATGTAAACATTAATAGTTAAGGAGATTATACTATGAATTCATTTGACAGTCTAGGGGCAAGACAATTGCCGCTAGATGAACCAGATCCGATTGCATTTGATTGGCGTGGCAATCCCCTATATCAAGGTGACCTAGTCTATTCCATTGATGATCAATTCATCCATGAGGATGACCTACTGGAGTACTTCAAATCAAAACTAGGAAAGCCGGTGCCGTTATGAGCGAATTAGAACTGACTTTTAATCAGAAGCTTATAAAAATCCAAGCGGAATTAAAGGTACCAAAAAGTAATTACAGCGACTTTGGAGGATACAACTTCCGAAATGCAGAAGATATTTTGAAGGCTGTTAAGAAGCAAAATATGCGATATGGACTTTTATTGTACCTAACAGATTTACCTATTTTTATGGATGGTCGCTTTTATATCAAAGCTACCGCTACATTAACCGATGGGACGGATTCTTTGCAGGTGGAAGCATATGCACGAGAAGCTGATGCGAAACCTAAAATGGATGATAGCCAAGTGACAGGATCAGCATCTTCATATGCTCGTAAATACGCATTACAAGGATTGTACTTGATTGACGATGGAGTTGATTCGGATTCATTACCAAATGATGAGGGCGACAATGAGAGTCAAATGCGGACAGAATTCACTAATTACTTCAATCAATACGTTCTAGAAGCTGCAAATATATCTGGCACTGATCCCAAAATCATTGCAGCGAACATTCTAGGTAAACATGATTACGACAGTTTGGATCAGGTGACACCAGATTTTTACCAACAAATCATCGGTTACACGAAAGTGATGGTCAAAAAAGCTGAACAGAAAACAAAATCGAATAATAAACCTGTAGCAGATACTAAGCCACAGCAAGAAACTAAATCTTTTACATGGGGGAAATAGCGAATGAATGAATTAATCAAAACAGACACAACAATTCAGATTGACTATACACCAAGTACCATTGAAATCAAAAATGAAGCAGAGCTTGAAGCGCTTGTTGAAAATACCGTCAATCACTACAATAGTTTGACTTTCAGTGAAGGAGACATTCAGGGGGCGAAAGATGCTCAATCATCTCTAAATAAAATTATCAAATTGTTGGAAGAAAAACGAAAAGAAGTAAAAAATGGCTATTCTGAGCCTTTAAAAGCATTTGAAGCTAAGATTAAGAAATTTGTTGGTCAGATGGAAGCTGCCAAAGAAGGAATTTCCCAAAGTCTTGATAAATTCGAATCTACAGAACGTGATTCTCGATCGCAGAAAGTAAAAGCAAAAATCAATGAATTGTGCGCCGTTGTTGGGGTTGATCCGAATGATATACAAATCCTTGATAAATGGACAAATAAAGGAGCTTTTACAACAACTAAAGGAGAGTTGAAAAAAGCAACTAGTGAAGACATAGCAATGGCAATCAATGAGCTTGTAGCTAAAAGACAACAAGCGTTCATTGATAAGAGAGTTGTTGAAGGGTATGCGAAAGCAGTCCACTTGGATCCTGTTTCATGGGTAATATTGCTTGATCAGGGACTTAACGTGGACGAGGTTATGACTAAAATTGATCAAGTTGTCGCAGAACAAAAAGCTCGTATTGCCAAAGCAGAGGAAGTTATTCAAAAAGTTGAAAAAAAAGATCCTGTTCCTTCAGTACCGATTGATCGAGAAACTGGTGAAATTATTGAGGATCCTACCCAAGAAAAGGAAGTATCCGAGCAAGGCAACGTTGTCACGCTGAAACTCAAAGGCTCAGATGAACAATTTAGTCTATTAAATCAAAGTATTGTGCAATTAGGGATCGAAGTTGTCGATGTGATTGAGTGATGCTAGCCAAGATTTTAAAGCAACAGGGGAACAGATTTCTACTGGAAGTTGACGAGAATGTGAATCCTGAACACCTTGAAACGATCCGCAGGGGGCAGGAGGGATTTGCAGAAATCCAGTTTATAGATAATGACCCCAGAAGTGCAAAGCAAAATGCATTGTCTTATTCATTGATCAAAGATATCGCTGGGAGTGAAAATATTCCACGCTATGAAGCGAAAGAGAAAATGCGAAAAATTTATCAGGATACCTATGATTGTGAGTTCAGTCATGCCACAGCAACTAAATCGGAGATGAACCAATGGATTGACTTTCTAATCGAATACGTTGTTGCAGAAGGGGTTCAACTGCCTAGGCGTTATAACTATCTTCTGGAACATGATAGTTTCTTCTACTTCTGCTGCAAGTACCGTAAATGCGCAGTAACTGGGCAATCAGGAGCGCAAATCCACCATGTAACGGCAGTAGGGAATCGCCACAGAAACAAGGTCGATCATCGAAAGTTTCCATTTGTTGCTTTGAGTTGGAAATACCACAATATCGCTCACAACTTGGGTCAAGAAGAGTTTATCCAAAAATATCAAATCAAACCAGTCTACTTAGACCAAGAAGCATTGATCAAGATCGGCATTATGAACAACGCCCAGATTATGCGATTTGATGAAGAATACGAAACGGAAGATTTATTTAAAAAGGCTACAAAGGAGGTATAACGTGGCAATTCACAGAAGTTACTTTGCGATCATACCGGCAAGCGTTAGATATGATAACAGGTTGATACCAAGTGCGAAACTTCTGTATGGCGAGATAACCGCTTTATCTAATGAAAGAGGCTATTGCTGGGCAAGTAATGATTATTTCGCCCAATTATACGGAGTTAGCAAACCAACAATTCAAAATTGGCTTAAATCCTTGGAAGACTATGGACACATATACAGAGAAGTAAAATACAGACCAAACACTAAGGAAGTTGAAGCCAGAAAAATACGTATAATCAACACCCCTCACCAAGAAAATTTGGTGGGGTCACCAAAAAATCTTGATGAGGGTGACCAAGAAAATTTGGTGACCCCCCACCAAGAAATCTATCAAGATAATAATACATCTATTAATAATACATTTAATAATACAAATAAAGAAGAAGTTGAAACTTCTCCTGTGAAGTATTCTACCGAACACTTCACGCTTGCTTCGAAGCTTAAAAATAATTTGATTAATGATTTTCCTAAAGAAATGAAAAAAGCCAACTTGGAAAAATGGGCAGATGTTATCCGTCTTATGGAGGAAAAGGATGATCGTACTATCAAACAAATTGAGTATGTGATCAACTGGCTTCCTTCAAGTGAGTTTTGGTTTGGCAATATCAGAAGCGCTAAAAAGCTGAGAGAAAAATTTGATAGTCTCAAGTTTGAGATAAAAAAAGAAACAAATAACCAAAAGCGAATAAAGAAACCTTTTATTCGAGAAGAACCATTGCCTGAAAGATTTGTTAATCCTGAACCGGAGCCTGAAATTGATCCTGGACGTCAAGCGGAAATAAATGCTAAGGTCCAAGCTTATCTAAACAAAAAGGGAGGCGGTTAGATGAATAAAGAAAAAAGACTTGAAAAAAAGATTCGCCGGCAGCGAATGGTGTACCTTGCAGAAAAAGTCGATCTCGAAAAAGACTCGGATGCCAAAAAGGAATGGGAAAAGCTTCGTGAGGATCTCTATGAAGGTGTAAATCCTGAAAAACGTTTAGTTGAGGTTCTCTATAAAGGGGATGTCATTTTTACAGGGAATAAGAAAACCGTTAGTGAGAAATGCAAGAAGTCCAAAGTCACTGTTAAAAATTTAATCCAAAGCGGGTCCCCTGATAAACAAGGAAGAATATACCGGTGGAAGGAGTAACCTTCAAGGTGTCCCACCATTTCACAGGAGGTGTCCCACCCATTGGCTACGAAGAAAAAAAGACCCAGATATGCAATGGATGACGCAACCATCGAAAAGTTTCAGTGGTTGTGTGTGCAGCATCAAAAGCGATCAGGCAAGAAATTGTATCCCAAGGATACATTGAAAGAATTGATCGACAACGAATATGAAATTCGAAAGAGTTTCGGTTAGGAGTGAATATGATCATATTTTTGATGTTTCTCGACGTTATCGTGCTCATTAGCATGAATAATATCACCAAAGAAGTGAAGAATCGTAACAAAGCAGTTCATGGAATCATTGTTTTAGTTGCCTTAGCTCTGATGTGGAGTCTAGTGAGATGACTGTTAAAGAGTCTCTGGTAAATAAAATTGTCGGAGAATTAGAAGCTGATTTAAATTCAGAACAGCTTCGAAAAGTGAACATGCTTCTGATGATGTATCTCGAACCATTTGAATTGGTTAAGTCTTCAACAGACCTAGTGATCTATGACGAGAAGTCAGATGCGGCAGCATACCATCAATTTATGGTGTCAAAGAAGATTCAGGGGCTTTCAGACGGAACATTGAAACTTTATATGCAGACGATCAACTTCTTCATGAGCAAGCTTAGAAAGCCGTTTAAGGATATCACAACAAATGACATTCGATTGTTTATTGCTAACAGGGAAATTCAGGATCGAATATCTAAAGGTACGCTTGCTCGTGAACGTGGCTGCATCGTTAGGTTCTTTCACTGGCTATATATTGAAGAATTTATCGATCGAGATCCTGGTGCAAGAGTGGAAAAGATAAAAGTACCCAAAAGACGCAAACAAGAATTCAGCGAACTTGAAGTTGAAAAATTGCGAAGTGCTGCATCTAATGCGAAAGAAACGCTGATTATCGAACTACTATTAAGTACTGGGTGTCGAGTATCAGAATTGGTTTCTCTCAATTTTAGCGACTATGACCAAGAAAATGATTCGATTGAAGTGATCGGAAAAGGCGACAAACAAAGAACTTTATACTTTAATGCCAAGGCAAAGCTGGCATTAAATCATTACTTAAAAGAGGTGCCTCACATCACAGGTCCGTTGTTTTATGGACAGGCCAAAGGGAAAGAGATGACTACTGCCGGTGTTCAAAAGCTGGTCAAGCGTATAGGGAAGCGTGCAGGTGTATTGAATGTACACCCGCACAGATTCAGAAGGACAGCAGCAACACTTGCGAGAAGACACGGGATGCCGATAGAACTCGTTTCTAGGTTCCTCGGCCATGAAAATATTGAGACCACGATGGCCTACTCGATGATTAATGATGATGAAGTGAAGATCTCCCATCAGAAATTTGTAAGTTGAGGTGAGTATTTTGAAAAGAATTTATTACAACGAGTTTCATGCGATTTTAGTGGATGAAACAGCAAGAACCTACCGTTTTATTACTAGTCAAGAAGGAAAAGCCTATGCGGATCAAATTGGTGTACAGGCGATTTATCGTAACGCTTTGAACCAAAGAGAAGAGTTTTTGATTGAATTGGGCTATAAAAGAACAAAGTAATCAATATATAGTGGGCGAAAATACGTTCCTACAATATATTGTGTATAACTTTGTGGATATGTGCATAACTAAAAATGGAGGTACTTCATGGGAGAAATGGCTGAATACTGGAATGATGTGAAGCCTTACCTGAAAGAGCGCAGAACGCAGCATGTTAAGCGCATGGGAGATTCAGCGACAAAAAGTATTAAGGCTTTGGGTTTTGAATTTAAGCATTATCCAAATAACCATCAATTTGCGATCAATACGCCGAAAGGTACGATTGATTATTGGGGAACAACTGGTACATGGATTGATCGGAAAACGAAAAGACGTGGCAAAGGGCTACACAGTCTCAAAAAATACGTTAGTGACAGTTAGTCAGTAAGTGGAAGAAATTGTGGAGTAGAGGTGATTCTATGAAGACATTGAAGCAGGTGCTTAACGTCAGAAAAATTGATTGTCAAGTAGAAACTGATGTTGCCTTTTACAGAGGGAATGCAAAGGATTTACTTAAAAAAATTTCACAGAGAGAACTAAACTTACATGTAATTAACTTAAAACTAGAGCGACTCTCAGGTGAAAAAAGTTGGGATATCGAAACTGTTGGAAACGAACGGACTAGTAATTGTAATCAGATAGTTAACTAACGACAGAAATAGAGGAATAGGAGGGGAAGAAATGACAGTTGCTGAACTAATTGAGGAACTAAAAAACTATCCATCTGATGCAAAAGTTACCACAACAGTTGGTGGGGAAGTATGCGAAGAACCTTGGTTGGAGTACAACGATAATTACAACATTCTTGATTTAGGCACCACATGATTAAATCAGTAATCCACCAAAATAGTCAACTAGCGAAATGAGATAAGTATTAGTTGTGATTTTCAGATTTCTTTAGTTTCATTGCTCGTATTAGATGGACGCTAAAGCTAGCAAAAAATAAAAGCCCTGCAATTTTTGGAATGGCACCAATTGAAGTTAAAAATAAAAAAGCTGCTATAAGGTTTACAAAAGCGGCTAACAGATAAAGGTAAAAACTAGTTTTTCTGTTCAATGTACTCACTCCTTTTGAACAGAATATCATATTTTATTTTTAATGTAAAAAAATAATTAACAAGAAAGTCTTGAATAAATAATTTCACTATCTACGGAAATAAAAAAACTACCCTAATAGAGTAGTAACTATGTCACAGATTATCTTTATTAGAATCGGCAATCCCATGTTTAACTGCTAACCTGATGATTCCATAAAGCATAAATCCTATAAAAATATACCAAATAAAAGCTAAAAAAGTTCCCAAAGCAATACCTCCTTTTAGGTATTGTAACATATTTTATATTTTACCAAGTCAGTTATCCGACGAAATAAAAAACTGATTGATAATGGCATCAATCAGTAAGGGATATAAACGATCGAGGATAATATTACTTATCATCGTTTTCTTTAAAGTAGTCATCAATATACTCTTTAATTTTTTCAAAATCTTTAGTCAGAAAAAATTTAGAAGGAACTTTTATGATAGGAAGGTTATTTTCATTATCAAAAGGAGCGAATGGCTCAGGAAGAACCAAGTAGTCAACATTATCTTTGTCCCGGAGATAATTTACTGAAACATCGTAAAATTGAGAGAAATAATCTTTAAGGCTTGTATCTTTTTTAGAAAGAAGTCCTGGAGATAATGGCGTATACGACAACACATTATTGAGCACTAAGACAAAACAAATTTTTTTCATAGATAAACCACCTTTCAATTAGATTATATACCAGTTAATTGAATTAGTGTAAATGAATTGAAAATATTGGTATTTGATTATTTGATAATTAAAAATCTTTAAATTATAAAAAAGCAAATAAATCCGCAATCGTCAGCGATAAATGAATGGAGGAACATTATGTATCTAATAGGGGCGTTTATTATAACTTGTTTAACTAACATTATTTTCTATCGGTGGTATACAAGTGAAATTGCAAAAGAATTAGAAAAAATAGAAAAAAGAGTAGACAAAAAGCTACTCTTTTTCTGGGAAAATCATTGAACAAAATATATCTCCTAAATCTGTTATCGTTATTGAACCACGAGAGTTAATAATATCAAAATCAATTCCAATAAAATAAGGATGATTCTGAAAATCTTCTATTAACTGATCCTTGGTATCTGAAAATTGCTTTGAATTTTCGAAAATGTCATAAAGTGCGAATTTTTTTTCATCTTTAAGCAGAACTGAAGGAGCGATGTCAATTAGTCCATATGATTGCAAAGTTTTTATAGCTAAGTTCTCATCAACATAATTGTTTTCATCAATTAAGAGTAAATTTTCGATTAGGTCCACACCATCTCCATTAGATTTCTGAACTCTTAATGATTCTGTAGGAATGCCTTTTAAATTATAAAATTCAGAAAGTAGTCTTGCTTCTTTTGTGGTCAATTCAGACAAAATCATAGAAAACCTGGGTGAAGATTGACTGTTTTTTCTATTATCAACTAAACCCGCTAAAAGATTGGCAAAGTATTCACGCATTTCTTCATTTTCAAGTTGGTATCTAGCATCTTCCATTGTTTTCAAAGCCAGACCGAGTTTAGAAATATCTCTATTTTCAGGTGGTATTTCATCAGTATTTGTATTAATTTTGTCAACAAAATCTTGGAAAGATTTTTCGCTTGTAATATTGAGCCTACGTAAAGGTCCCATCACATAGTTAGCAATTCCTCCCAATCCTTCGCCGATAGATTTTGATGCAGGGCCAAAGATATTGGTTATGAGCTCTTTTGGGATAAGTTCAATATTAATTAGGGATTTTTTTTCATCTGACATTTGAGTACCTCTTTTTTTATAAAATTATATCAGCAAAGAAGGTGTAAATCCATGGGTTTAAATTTTAATAATTATACATGTTTTATTTTGAAGAAATCTGTGCTTCTTATATATTCGATTGCATTTAGTTGGCTATCCTATACAATAGTGGACCAACAGGAACAAATTGAACAGTTACAGGAACAACTACAGCATGAGCAGATGATATACAAAATTATTATTAATGATCCGTTAGTCAGGGATGCGATGGAAGCAGGAGGATGAATGATGGATTTTGCAGTGTTAGTAGCCGTGGCACTTTTTGCTACAGTATTTGCTAGTGTAATATTCGGTAAAGAATTAGATGAAAAGGAGAAACAAGCCATTGCCAAAGAAAAAATCGAAAGTAAAAAAGAAGAAGCGTAGATTGCAACAAAAGGCAGAAGCCAATGGAACTGCCAAAAAGAAATAAAAAAGCCGGATTTCTCCGACTAAGTTATAAACCACAAATAAATTCTAACATATCGGAGGGGTCGAGGCTATGAGCTTATTTCCAGAAATTGATGAGAATAAAACTCGTGAAAGGGCACGTGAGCTTCTCGGAGACTATATGTCAATGAAGAGACATGTGAGTTTTGACGACAGTGTCTATGATCTAACTCAAGCCATACAATACAGTGACATGCCCAAAAGCCCAAGCAGCCGTAATGGACAAGAGCACAAGACTGCTATGATGTTTCGAGGAATAACTAAGCAACAACAAAATTATAATAGAAAAATCGCTGAAATCGATTATGCTATTAAGCAGTTGCCGGATATTTATCAGAAGATACTGAAAAAATCATACTGTGTAAAGAACCCATGTACGATCAACGAGTTGGCAGCGAGTATAACTGGATACAGAATCACCACTTATGGACAGAAGGAAGAATTTCACTACAGCATCAAGAATATTGAACGCTTAAAAGCACAGGCTTTGATCGCATTTGCTGAAGCTTATAAGATGGGAGAATTGATCGCTCTAAAAAATTAGGGATAAAATAGGGAAAAGTTAGGGATAAAATAGGACATTTTTGACTTTTGACATAATACAATAGTATCATCAACAAATTGTAAATATCAGGGCGCACTCCTTTATGATTCGTTGGCAGACCTACTTTCGTGATTCCCTTTCAGCGCCCTGTATTTAATTAAGACGGCACCCAAAAATTTAAAATGAATGGAGTTGAACACACTCCTTATCTTCATTCGCTAGCCGTCTTAATTTTATGTCACTGTGGCAGACCGGGGAAATGCAGAGGCTATGCATAGAATGTGTACGACTCGTAAGTGAGGTTCAAGTCCTCACCAGTGACTTTGGGAGTTGTCGGTTAGATTACTCACATGATATTTGGTACTTCCTACTTTGCAGTCCCTTGGGGCTGCTTTTTGTTATTGCTTTCATTCTAAATAATTATTATTATTGTATAGAATGGAGGTGAAAGCATGGACAAAAATGATACGTTAAAATGGGAGCATCTATTTCGAATTGCCTTAGGGAATAGCGATCGTAGTGAATACTATGAAATTGATTCAGATTTTCTAACGTCAAGCTCTAGTATCTTTAACGCTGCAAGAGCGACCCTAACAGCATATCAATATGCAGAAAAATTAACAAAAGACGAAGTGTATGATCATCTTAGCCGATTTTCAGAGTTAGAAAATAACGATTATACCGATGAAGAGTTACTAAAACAATTTTATCATGCAACCAAAGAACTATTAAACAATTAGTTTTGCTATTAGACATCCAAACGGGTGTCTTTTTTTCGTGATCAGAAAGGAGTGTGGCATCTATGGCCAAACTTAGTCCTAAGCAGCAGCTATTCGCCGATGAGTATTTGATTGACCTAAATGCCACGCAAGCTGCAATCCGAGCTGGCTATAGCCCAAAGACAGCAGACGTGAAAGGATCACAACTATTAGGAATAGTTAAGGTTCGCACGTACATTGAACAAAAAATGGCGGAACGTTCACGCCGTACTGGCATTAATCAAGACCGCGTGCTTCAAGAATTAGCAAAAATTGCATTTATTAAAGCAACTGATTTGATTGATCCGAAAGATGCATCAGTTTTAGAAAATGCATCTGATGACGACTTGGCTGTCATTCAGTCAATCAAGGTAAAAGAGTCATGGGGAGAAAAAGGCTCAAGTGTCGAAAGAGAAATTAAATTAGCAGACAAAACGAGATCATTAGAAATGCTTGGCCGTCATTTAGGAATGTTCAATGATAAGCTTGATGTCAACGCAGCACAGAAAGTGGTGATTGTCGATGATATCGACGACACAAACGACGGTTAGGCTTTCAGAAATCGTACTTGATCAATTCAAATCCTTCTGGATAGCTTCCAAGAGAAAGAAACACCTTCGATATGTATTGAAAGGGGGGCGTGGTTCTGGAAAGTCTTTCCATATCCCAATGAGAATCATGCTAGATATTATGGAATATCCAGTATCTGCAATTGGAATAAGAAAAGTACAAAATACAATTTTGAAATCATCCTATGCAAACTTTAAAGGTGCTGCAAACGTCTTAGGCGTTCGGCATCTTTTTCGTTTTGTTGACTCAAAACTTGAGATCACCTATAAGCCCAGAGGGAATAAGATTTACTTTGCTGGTGCAGATGATCCTGAAAAAATCAAATCAATCAAAGATGCCGACTTTCCTCTAGCTATTGGCTGGTGGGAAGAACTGGCAGAATTCAAAACTGAAGAAGAAGTCACCACGATTGAAAATTCAATTCTTCGTGAGGAGTTGGAAGGGAAATTCACTTCCGACAGCCAACGAAAAAAAGTATACCCGTTTGATTATAGCTTTTATTATTCTTACAACCCACCCAAACGGCGCCAGTCTTGGGTAAATAAAAAATATGAATCCAGTTTTATCGATTCAAATACATTTGTTCATCATTCGACGTATCTCGGCAATCCATATTTATCAAAGAAATTTGTTGAAGAAGCGGAAAACGTCAAAAAGAATAAGCCGTTGAAATATCGCTGGGAGTATATGGGCGAAGCAATCGGTTCTGGTGTGGTTCCTTTCGACAATTTGCAAATCGAATCAGGAGCTATAACTAATGACATGGTGGCAAACTTCGATAACATCCGCAACGGTTTAGACTTTGGTTACGCAACGGATCCACTGGCGTTTGTCCGTTGGCATTATGACAAAAAGAAAAATGGCATTTATGCTATTGATGAAATCTATGGTGTAAAAATGAGTAATCGTGAATTTGCTGGTAAAGCACGTGCTAAAGGATATGGTGCAGATGAGGTCTTTGCGGATTCAGCGGAACCAAAAAGTATCGATGAATTAAGATATGATCAAGGGATGAAGAAAGTTAAAGGCGTTAAGAAAGGTCCCGATTCTGTTGAATATGGTGAGCAATGGCTAGATGATTTGGATTTTATTTGCATCGATCCTAAGAGAACACCGAATATTGCGAGAGAATTTGAAAATATTGATTATCAGACGGATAAGGATGGCAATCCTAAACCGCGTCTAGAGGATAAAGATAATCATACAATCGATGCTACTAGATACGCTTTTAGCAACGATATGAAGAAGAAAACAATTATTATCAAAAAACAACCAGAATGGTTAGCAGGAAGGTGAAAGAAATGGAATTTACAATTAAAGGAGAACTAAAAGAAATAGTAGAGTTGCTCCAAACCGTCGGAGGCGATAAGGAGCAACGACATCCTAAGTACAACCTTGCAAACGTAACAATTGATGGCAAAGAATTAAGTAAAGCTCTAAACGAAGAGGTCAAACGTCAACATCGACAACCTTTAGATCTATAAGCGTTTCTGTTAATGCTTTAGACATGATTTTTAATGTAGTTAGCTGAAAAGTCTGATGTGCAACATTTGGATTATCACTACCTAATATTTTCAAGTTTTTTTCAAATACCATATCCCAATAGCCTTCATTCGCAATTTCTTTGTTGGCTTTGTCGATATTTTTGATGATTAAGTTTTCGAGTTCAGATTTTTTCATTTTTGGCACCACCTATATTATTTCAGTATACTGCTTGCTGATAACCAAATTATACCAGAGAAAGGGGTGAGCGGTTTGGCAATTGCAATTGACAGAGAATTAGCCGGCGATATTAATAACCCTAGTATGGAAGTGATTAATTTCTGCATGGAAGAACACAAAAAAGAAATACCACGGCTGGATATGTTGTTTGATTACTATGAAGGGAAACCGCATAAGATCGGACAAACGAAGATTCGAACGCCACACGATATGGACGAAATTTTTGTCAACAACGCTAAATATGTAACGGATATGATGGTAGGATTCACTGTCGGCGCTCCTGTATCTTATGCACCAGCAAAGGATAAAGACATTACGCCTGTTACAGATGCATTAGAAAAGATGAAAATTAAGAAGCACGACAAGGAATTAGAAAAAGGTTTATCAACAATGGGTATGGGCCTTGAGTTGCATTATCTTGCTATTAAACCCGGTACCGAAGGAAACGATGTTCCTGAAACTGTTCCTAAAATCGCATGGATTGATCCAAGAGGTATGTTTTTAGTGGTTGATGATACTATTGACCGCACGAAACTATTTGCTGTTCGTATGGTCAAGAAGCGTGACTTGAAACGAAGAACGTTCTGGGAGATAACAGTTTACACTCAAAAGTGGGTGATCACTTATCTATCTAAAACAAAGCGATTAGATCCTACAAGCTTAATCAATAAATCGCCGAATCCTAAAGTTAAACCACATTACTACAAGGATGTACCTGTAGTTGAGTTTAGGAACAACGAAGAAAAGCAAGGCGACTATGAACAACAACTATCTCAGATTGATGGATATAACATTCTGCAGACTGATCGTATCAAAGACAAGAAGAACTTCGTCAAAGCGATTATGATTATGTTCGGATTTGGTTTGCCAGATGAAAAACCAGAAGAGATAAATGGAACCATGGCCATTGAAGCGCCAGCAAAATCAGATGGTGGAGATTTCCAGTATGCAACTAACACATTTGATGAAACACAAGTACAAACACTCGCTGATTCTTTGCTTGATGACTTCCATAAAACTACCTATGTACCTAATTTGAATGATGAAAACTTTGCTGGTACTCAATCCGGAGAAGCAATGAAATATAAACTGTTTGGATTGCTGCTTGTATTGTCAATCAAGATCGGATATTTAGAAGATGGAATTATTCAGCGTTTGGAATTGTTGCAGAACATCTTGAATGTTAAAGGTCACAATGTGGATGTTGAAGGAACAACAATCAAATTTAAACCTAATCTTCCTATCAACCGATCGGATATCATAAATCAGATCAAGGAATCGCAAGAGTTTATACCATTATTAATTAGTTTAGGTTGGTTGGATGATATCGATAATCCACAAGAAGTGATTGAAATGTTGAATCAGCAAAAAGAGGAAAACATGAAATTGCAAGCCAGAGCTTTGGGGGTTCAAGCTGAAGATAGTCATTCGGATTTGGATGATGAGACAGAGGAGGATGAAGAAGATGAAAGCTAGGAAGAAACCAGTAGTGGTTGAAGTTGTACAACTAAAAATGCTATCTGCACGTTCTTATCGCAAATGTAAAGAATTTGTAGGTGTATCATGGGTTGACCATGACAATATGCCGAATGAATTACCTGGTATTGAAACACTAGAAGGCACAATGGAAATAGCTGACGGTGATTACATCATCAAAGGCGTTCATGGTGAGTTCTATCCATGTAAACCGGATATCTTTGAAGAAACGTATGAAATCTTGGGGAAGGGTGAAAAAAGATGAACGAAAAGCAGTTAAAAGAACTAATGAAGTTAAACGAGAACAATCAAATGATTGAGGCCACTTTCTTTGAAATGCAAAAAGGTTTAGATTATATAGCTAAGCAAGGGAAATATTTGTTCGATAAATGTTTAGAAGAGGGATTTAACGAAGAGCAAGCTCTAAAATTTTCTATCAGCATTTTAACTGGTGGGGTGAAATAAGGAGCTGATTAAATGGCTCAAAAGAAACGCAAGCTATCCTACTGGGAACGCCGTAATGTTGATGCTGAACAAAAGATAAACGATGGTGCAATCAAAGTTGAGGAAGCTGTGGCGAAAGCGTATAGACAAGCACAGACGTACTTAACACAAAAGCTTAGGAAGTTATTTGCTCGCTCTCAACAACGATCTGGACTATCTGAGGACGAAGCTAAACGGATGCTGAATCAAACGACATCTGTTGAAGAATTAGCAGAACTGAGAAAGCTATCCAAGCAGATCAAAGATCCAGAATTACAAGCTTCAGCAAAAAACAGATTGCAAGCATTAGCATTTAAAGAACGAATAACTCGTGCAGAGGACTTGAAAGCCAAGTCTTTTTTAGTTTCCAAGCAAATTGCGGATGTTCAACTAGAAAAGCAGACGGATTTCTATGTAGATGCTATTCACGAATCGTATCGTGAGGCAACGGCTGAATCAGTCATTCGAAAGGCACAAGAGAACGCTAAGAATGGCGTAGTCATCGAAGTATGGAATAAGAAGGATTATCAGTTTAAGGAACTATCGACCAGGTATACAAAGAACATTCTCGATAGCCACTGGCATGGCTCGAATTATTCTAAGCGGTTGTGGGGCGATACTGAAGCTTTAGCAGCAAGATTGGAAGAATTGTTCACCGTTGAATCTATGACTGGCATGTCTGAGTTTGAAATGGCTAAGGCGATAGCTAGTGAATTTAACCGTTCTATCGGTGTCGCTAGGCGTTTGATTCGTACAGAAGCTAATTACGTGGCTAACCAAGCAAAACTCAAAGCGTGGCAAGATAACGGAGTGAGAGAATATAAATTGGTGGTCACTCTTGACTTACGAACTTCCGAAATATGTCAAAGAAAAAGTAAGGAAGATGAAACGTATTTGATTTCAGAAGCTGTTGTAAACGGTGCTAGTGGTACGTATCCTCCGTTTCATCCATGGTGTAGAACAATAGCAATAATGTACAGCAAACGCACTCTTAAGCTGCCTAGGAATGCTTTAGATCCTATCAGTGGTGAAGTTATCCCAATCAATGGTGAAACCACTTATAACGAGTGGATGGATAAACTTAAAGAAAAGTATTCGGATGATGAAATTGCTATACAGAAGAGAAAAGTAGTCAATGCCAAGCGTGACAATGCTGAATACAGGTCGTTGAAAAATGTTTTGGGTAAGAAAGATTCGCCGATAAACCTAAATGAGTACCAAAACTTGAAATACGGTAACAAAAATGGCTACAACAAATTAAAAAAAGCTTATCAGCAAGCAAAATAGCCCATTAGCTACTTGGGGCTTTACAAATTAAGTGAGCAATAATCTAATAACGTGTGTGGGTTCAAAATAGAATACAAAAGTGAGAGCACTGTGTTTGGGCGAATGCGTGGATGGGGTGCTTTTTGTTATGCCTGTTTTGAGTGTGCATGGGTAAAGGAGAAAGCTATGAAAGAGAATAAATTGTTAATGAACCAATTTGTAGGACAAAAATGCGGCAATCGGTTGATGAAGATGAATCTGCAATTCTTTGCTGATGGTGGCGAAGGTGACGGTACAGATGGTGGTCAAGGTAGCGGTGAAGGCGATGGAGAAAGTAAAACAATTTCTTTTACCAGCCAATCTGAATTTGATTCTGTTGTTGACAAACGTATTTCTAAAGCTATCGAAACAGCACAGGCTAAATGGCAAGAAGAAGCAGATAAAAAAATCAAAGATGCTGAGAAAAAAGGTAAAATGTCTGCCGAAGAAAAAGCGCAATACGAGTTGCAACAAGAACGTGATCAATTAGAAGCCGATCGTGTGGCTCTGAAGCGGGATAAAGACGAAGCGGGTACAATCAAACGCCTTGCTACTGATAAACTGCCTGATTCGCTCTCAACTGTTTTGGCACCACTGTTCGGCGGTGATGAAAAGAATTTGGATGAAGCTTATGGCAATGTATCTAAAGCCTTTCGTGAAGCAGTTGAACAAGCAGTCAACATTCGTCTTGCAGGATCAGCTGATAACCCAGCAGGTAACGGTGGTGGTTCAGGTGCAGAATCAATCGGTAGTCAATATGCCAAAAATGCAAACAGTCGTGCAAAAGCAGACAATGACAACTTTTGGAAATAAAAAATAGGAGGAAAAACAAATGTACGTAAAACCAATTAAAACAGCTGAGCATTTAAACTTCTTAGCTAGTGCAAAATTTCAAAACTTTACCTATCAAGCTGACAAATCTTTCGAAGCAGGTGAAATCTATCCAGCGAATGACGCTACAGCTTTAGGTATTGTATTTAATTCAGTATCAGTGGATGCTGACACAGGCTCGCAACCAGTAGCAATTCTTGTGGGTGGTTATGTATTGGCTGATCGTTTGCCAGAAGCACCCACGGATGCTGCAATCACTGCATTGAAGAATATCACTTTCTTAGATGCTAACAAAAAACCAAAAGTAGCCGCTGGCGGCGGAGAATAAAAGAAAGTAGGAGGAAACAAACATGCCAACAATTATGGAATTATTTACACAAAATGAAGTTTTAAGCTATGTTCGTGATCGAGAATATAAACCTTTGCTAGGTGAAACTCTTTTCCCTGAACGCAAGCAACCTTCTTTGAAATTGGACCAACTAAGCGGTGGTAGCCGTATTCCTATTGCAGCATCTATCCACGACTTCGACACCGAAGCAGAAATCGGTAGCCGTATTGCTAACAAGCAAGAGTTGGAATTGAGCTTGATCAAACGCAAATTGCAATTGAAAGAAACAGACATCATTGCATTGGAAAATCCACGCACGCCTGCAGAACAAGCATATCTAGTAGGTCAAGTCTACAATGATATCGATTCATTAGTAGCTGGTGTCCGTGCTCGTGTGGAAGCTATGCGGATGGAAGTATTAGCTGCTGGTCAAGTAACGGTTAAAGAAAACGGATTGAACTTCACGCTTGATTACCATGTGCCTGCTGAACATAAAGAAGCTTTGACTGGTACAAATGTATGGACGAATGAAAATTCTGATCCATTAGCTGATATTGAACGTTGGATTGATGCATTGGATACTAAGCCAACTCGTGCATTGACTTCTCGCAAAATCTATCGTGCACTTGCTACCCATCCTAAAATCATTGCTGCAATCTTCGGCAAAGATTCTGGGCGTGTAGTTTCTCAAGCTGATCTGGATGCATTTATGGAAACTCATGGTTACCCAGTGATCCGTACTTACGATGAAAAATACAAAGTACAGGAAGCTAATGGAACATACACTACTAAGAAATACTTCCCAGAAAACAAATTTGCAATGTTCAATGACGACTTGCTGGGTGAAACATTATATGGGCCAACCGCAGAAGAAACTCGGTTGACTCGTGATCCAGCTGTCGATACCAGCTTAGTCGGAAACGTCTTAGCTTCTGTATATGACGAAACTCGTGATCCAGTCGGAACTTGGACGAAAGCTGTTGCAACTGCATTGCCTTCATTTGCAGCTGCTGATGAAGTGTTCCAAGCACAACCGATTTAGGTCTAGCTTATGAAGGTAAAAGTTAAAGATACCCCGGTGTTCTATGATGGACACCGGTATAAATCAGGAGAAACACTTCAAATCGACAAGAAGTATTTTAACTCAACTCTCTTCGAAGAAGTACAACAGAAGAAAAAAGCTAACTCAAAGGAGTGATAGCTTATGAACGAACAAAATCAAATCGCCCTAGATAAGCTTGCGATCGAACTAGGGCGTAAGTTTTCTATTACGGATCCAACGGCCATTGAAGTTTTGAAAGATGATATCAAAGATGCGATGTATGATGCCTTGGATTATTGTAATCGTGATGTGCTTGTTGGCAATATGTCGTCTTCTGTTAAAGATTTGTATATCTTTCGTAGGAACACTGAAGGCAACGAAGGTGAAACCGCTCGTACAGAGGGCGGAGTATCTCAATCCTTTGAAATTGGTGTTCCTGCAAAGATTCGATCAAAACTCAATCGCTATAGAGTGGCAAAAGTGAGGTCGTTCAGATGAGACTTAGAGAACGAGACTTGCAAACAGTCTACCTAAAAAAGCGAAAAGTCACTCATGACGAAGAAGCAGAAGAAATAATCACATACCCATATGAACCAATTGAGTTACGTATGAATGTACAAGCGGCAAGCGGTACGATAAACGCCCAAATCTATGGCAGCAAGCTTGAAACAATGAAAGCATGCAAATACCAAGGCGACAAGATTAGCGAGTCACAGAATGAACTAGACGGCATTTGCGTATACGTTGGTAAAGATGAGGAACCAGACTTCACGATCAAATCTATCCAGACATTTTCGACACACAAGAACATTATGCTAGAAAGGAATGATAATCGTGGGAGTTGAAATCAAAGGCCTTGAAAGTTTACGGCGAAAAGTTAAAGCAATACCGCAAATATTAGATGATGCGATGTGGAATGCGACTTTTGAAATCACCGAATTGATCAAACAAGCTGCTGAATTGCGATTATCGTCTAGCATGAAATATTCTAGTGGTGAATTATTGGGTAGTCTGAAAAACGAAGTCGTGATTAATGCACAAAACCAAATTGTTGGACGTGTCTGGTCCGACAAGCAAGAAGCGCTATATCGTGAAGTTGGTACTGGTCCTGTCGGTGAAGCTAGTCAAAAAGACTTACCAGAAGGATTTACACCAGTTTACTCGCAAACAGCATGGTTTATCCCAGCAAAAGATGTTGCTGTTGATTTGGAAGCTATATACAGTATTCCTCGTGTGACTGTTCAAGGTACAGACTTCTACATTACCAAAGGACAGCCAGCACGACCGTTCTTGTATCCTTCTTTAGTAGATTTGATTGGTGAAGCGCCAGAAATCTACAAAGAGCATGTACAACGCAAGTTAAGGGAGTTGAAGTGATGGAACGAGTGAATATGAAGACAGTCACTGTTGAAGTATTACAAGCCGTCACTGACATCAAAAAGATTGCCACGGACTATCCTTCAACTTGGAATACATTCCCATTGGCTATTTATAGGACAGCCAATAAACCACATCAGATTGATTCGTTGGGCAATGAGTTACAAACAGATTGGACAATCACAGTTGAATTATATGGAGACAAAAGCCAGACCAGTATTGCTGAAAGTGTTTTAAGTACATTCGGTAGTATTGGTTTTTCTGGTACCGCTAAAGATGCTAACACAGCTGATCTGAAGCGAATCATCGTTGAAGTAACAGCTGTAGTTGATAATGTTACGAAATATGTTTACAAAAAATAGGAGGAATTACACATGGATTTTGCAGGACTATTATCAAAGGGTACCGTCTTAACCTACAAAGATGGTGCAACAACTAAAACTGTAGCAGCAGTTAAATCTATCCCAGCATTGGGTAGTGACCCAGAAAAAGTAGATGTGACACATTTAGGATCAGAAAAGAAGGCATATATCAAAGGTATTGAAGATGTAGATAACTTTGAATTTGCGATCGTTTATCAAGGAGACAACTTCCGGGATGTCCATGCATTGGTTGAAACTGGCAAATCCGTGACTTGGACAATCACTTATCCAGACGGATTGAAAGCGGAATTCACTGGCGAACCTTACTACAAATTTGATGGAGCTGAAGTCAACCAAGCGATTGGATTTAACTTAGGTATCGTTGTAAGTGACGGTCCAGATATCACGCCGGCACCAGCGCCGGGGGAGTAACAACCCCTGAAGATACCACAGGGGACAATGCAGACGAATCAGAGACTGAGGGATAATCCTTAGTCTCTATTTTTATAAATTAGGAGGAAACATACATGTCAAAAAACAACGTAGTACAAATGCCAAATACAACACCATTCGAGTTAGGTAACTTGACTTTACAACTTCGGTTGGATGGTAAAGCAATCATTGCAATCGAAAAGAAATTAGATGAAGGAATCATGGGTCTGTTTGTTAAAAAACAAGGTGAAATCAAACTGCCGCCAGCAAATAGCTTGTTGATTATCTTGCAAGGCGCGAATAAAACGAGCGGGGTTACCGAAAAAGCAATTATTGAAGCCTTTGAGCAATACATCGAATCTGGCAAAACAACAATGGATTTATTTGGTGAAATCAATGACTTCTTGGATGAAGCTGGTTTTTTCGGAAAGAAAGAAACGGCGAACGAAGCGACAGATGGGGAATCTTTGGATCAAACGAACAGCGAAGACAGCCTTCTGTAAAAAACTTCGATAATCTATCTGAAATGCTTGAATTCATGTACCCACAAGCTGTCGAATCAGGAATCCCTGCCACTGAATATTGGGGAATGACGCTTGAAGAAATCATGATTCAAGTTCAAGCCAACAAGAAAATCAAGGAGAATGAGTTAAAAGAAAAAGCATTATTCGACTATTCCCAGCAAAGGCTGGCCGTTTTTGCATTTAATGATCCGAAGAAGTTCCCAAAATTTGAAGATGCTTATCCATTTCTCAAACAAATTGAACAAGCCTTTGAAGAAGCAAAAACGGAGGAAGAAACTAAGAAAGAAGCTTTGCAGCGTGAGCAAGAAATGTTCTTGGCCCAAGCGCAGGCTATCAAAGCAACAAGAGAAAGAAAAAAACTCATAGAAGAAAGGTAGGTGAGAAAGCATGGGATTAGAACTAGAAACACTTGAAGTCTTGTTAGATATCAATACTGCTCGAGTTGAGCAATCCCTAGAGAGTGTATTGCCAAAAATTGAGGGCACAATGAGTAGAATCCAACAAATGTCCGGTAACTCAATGGATCGCACAGAGAAAAATATGGATATTGAGAAGGGCGCTAGCAATTTCACAAAACAATTAGAAAAAATGAATCAAGCACTAGAAAAGACATTAGCAAACTTCGAGCGATCGACAAAGCAATCGTCTGAAACTGCTGGCGATAACTTTGCAACAGGTGTGCGTAAGGCTCGTCCGAAAGTAACTAAAGAAATCGATGCGATGGTAAATGAGATCAATGCCAAGATGGGACAAGCAAAAGCAGCGCAAGAAAAGGTTGCTTATCTGAAATCACAAAGGCAGACAGCATCCAATCAAGGTGATACAGGAAAAGTCGTGAAATACGATGAACAAATCGCTCGAGCGCAAGCGCAAATGACAAAATTCCAAGACCAGGCAAAAGGCATGGGTAATACAATTAAGCGTGAATTAGACGCTGTACCGTCTTCCTTGGAAAATATAACTAAAGGCATGAGTCAAAACGAAGCGCAAATCGAAGCGATGAGAAAACGAATTCGAACGTTAAAGGCAGAATACAACGATCAACGTGTGCCAACTGGCAGCTTTACATCTGGATTCAAGAATTATGAAGATACTCCTCAATCACTGAAAACGTCGGGCGAGATTCAAAAACAATCAATCAAAATGAATAAGCTTATAAGTGACAATGATCGTTTGCAAAAGGAATACGCACAAACAGAAGACAGAGCAGATGCGTTGAGAAAGGCTCTGCAACGAGTTAACTCTGCTTTGGGACAATCATCCATTCAAACAGGAAATGCTTCTAGCGGCGCTAGTATGACGGGTACAGGATTGAAGCAATCTGAGCGAGCTGTTTCTAGGTACGGTGGTGTGTTCAACCGTATGTCCAATGCAGTTTCACACGGATTTGGGAGTGTCGGAAATGGCTTAAGGAACTCTCTTGGATTTATTGGAAAGTTCGGAAGTCTATTTTCTAGTAATTCCAACAAAGTTACAGCTGGAACAAATCGAATGACAGGAAGCACGAATGCTTTCGGCCAATCGATGAAGTACCTATTACCTTCATTGGTCGTTTATCAGCTGTTAGGTGGCGCAATTACCAAACTAGCTAGCGGTATGATGTCGGCATTAAAAACGAACGATCAGTTCAGCGCTTCGTTGAATCAGATTAAAGTCAACCTTATGACAGCTTTTTATCCAATATACACGGCAATCTTACCAGCTCTAAATGCTTTAATGAGTACGGTAGCCCAACTAACAGGACAGCTGGCTTCCTTTATTGCGATGCTATTCGGAACAACCTACGATGCAGCAAAACAAGGCGCTAGCGGATTGTATGACAATATTCAAGCGTTAAACGATACTGGTTCTTCCGCAAATAAAGCCAATGAGAAAGTGAAGAAACTACAAAAGTCTCTCATGGGGTTTGACCAAATCAACAAGCTAACGATGGATACGGATGATGAAAAGAAAGAAGATTCTGCAACTCCTGGCATTGATTTTGGTTCAGCTACAGGCACTTATTCAACACCTAAATGGATGAAAGACATCCAAAACTTGTTGAAGGATTTCTTCAAGCCTTTCCAAGATGCATGGAAAAATCAAGGACAACGAGTGATCGATGCTTGGAAGTATGCATTAGGTGAGGTAATAGGTTTAGCTTCTGCTATCGGCAAGTCATTTATGGAAGTTTGGACCAATGGAACTGGACAGCTTTTCATAGAAAATATATTGATCTTGCTTGCAGATGTACTCGGAATAATCGGTGATATCGCTGGTGCTTTCAGACGAGCTTGGGAAGATAACGGACGAGGAACACGCTTGATTCAATCCATTTTTGATATGTGGAACCGAATCCTTGAATTACTTCATGAAATTGCTGTTGCTTTTCGAAATGCATGGAACGATGGTCGTGGAGAAAGTATAGCAGCCAATATTCTTGAAATCTATACGAATATCTTCAACACGATCGGCAATATTGCTGAGCAGCTTAAAAAGGCTTGGAAAGAAGGAAAAGTTGGAGAATCAATCTTCGGAACGATCCTTGATGCAGTAGATGATTTGTTAGGCAACATCAACAGCATGACCAAAGCCACAGAAGAGTGGGCTAAGAATCTTGATTTTACACCATTACTCAAAGCGATAGATGGATTATTCAAATCGATTCGGCCTATCTTGAAAAATGTAGGTGATGGTCTTGAGTGGTTATATAAGAATGTTCTGTTGCCATTGGCAAGCTTCTTCATCGAAGACTATGTACCTAAGTACTTTGATATGTTCTCAGCGGCGTTGAAAGTGTTAAACCAAGTGATTGAGATTTTCAAACCAATCTTTAAATGGTTCTGGGACGTCGTTATTGTTCCTCTTAGTCAAGTGGCTAAATTCCTGATTATTGGACAAATTGAACTTTTGACAAAAGGGTTAGAATTTCTTGCTGGTGTGTTAGAAAAAGTTGCTAACGCAGTTAAGAATCCTAAAAAAGCGATTGGTGAACTAAAAGATGTTATTGATGATCGCTTTGGCAAAATAATGAAGACTGTTTCAGATACTTGGGGCAATGTCCAAAAATGGACCAGTGACACTTGGAATAATGCTAAGAAAACAGTTACGGAGAAAGCTTCTGATATCTGGAATAATGTTAGCGGTCGATGGAGTGATATTAAGAAGAATACAAAGGAAACTTGGGATACTTTTTCCACAGATGTATCAAACAAAGCTAGAACAGCAAAAGATAATGCGTCAAACCGATTACAAGAACTTCGGAATAACGTTTCTGATCGATGGAATAACGTCAAAAATAATACCGTTGATAGATGGAATGAAATTCGTGATAAGGTTTCAACTTCGGCTAATTCAGCTAAAGAAAAAGCAAGTACTGCATTTAGTAATTTAAAAACGAGCATGGGAAGCTCATTTGATACTATGAAAACAAACGCTTCTGAAGCTTTCGGAAAGATTACCGGTTGGGCTAATGAACTAGGAGAAAAAATAGGGAAAGGTCTTGGCAATGGTGCTAAGAAAGTTAAAGAAGGAGCAGGCAAAATTTTCAATGGCATGGTCGGCGTTATCGGAAAAGGTGTCAATGGTGTTATCAGCGGTATTAACTGGGTACTAAGTAAAGTTGGAGCAGGAGACAGCGCTCTGAAGAAATGGACCATTCCTACTTATGCTAAAGGTACCGGCTATCATCCGGGCGGACCTGCTTTAGTAAATGATGGTCTAGGATCTAACTATCAAGAAGCTTACCGAACACCAGATGGACGTACGGGTATATTCCCAGCACAAAGAAATCTGATGGTTAACCTTCCAAAAGGAACATCTGTCTTAAGTGGTCCGAAGACTGCTGCAATGTATGGTGTACCAGCATACGCAAAAGGCGTAGGCGAATGGATGAAAGAGAAATGGGATGGCGCAAAAGAAATTGCATCAGATATTTGGTCTTATGCATCAAATCCAAAGAAGCTTTTGAATGCAGCAATTTCCCAATTTGTTGATTTGAAGGGTGCTGTTGAACCGGCTCTATCAATGGCGAAAGGCTCTGTAGGTACAATTGCTGAAGGTTCTTATGAGTGGTTTAAATCTAAGTTTGACGCAGGATATGAAGCACAAAATAGTTCGTTTGATGGATCAATGGGGAATTGGGGTGTATACAAATACCTATATGATATCGCCAGAAAAACCGTCGATCGATATCCTGGTATGAGAATCACTTCTGGGTTTAGACCAGGTGATCCACATTCCCACGGAAAGCATCAAGCAATTGACGTTGCGTATCCAGCAAGTATGAACGGATCTTCGAAATACTTTGCTCCAGCAAACTGGGTGTTTGATTACTTTGCTTCAAAAGTAGCTTACGTAATCACTCAAGGTAAAGTTCGAGACCGAAAAGGAATGTCTGGTACTGGATCGAGCGGAAGTTGGGTAAGATGGCCGCAGAATGACCATTACGATCATTTGCATATCAACGGCTCACTCGGAGCAAGCGATATAGACAAGAATGCTTCATTTGGTGCATCTGGAGGTGCAGCAGTTGCTGGTCAGTATGGTTCATCAGTAGAAAGATGGCGATCGACTGTCAATAGCGCATTGAACAAACTAGGCATTTACTCACTAGCCAATGCAAATCGCACGCTTTACCAAATGAAGACTGAATCAAACGGTAACCCTAACGCTATCAACAATTGGGATATCAATGCCAAAAATGGCACGCCTTCTAAAGGATTGATGCAGGTCATTGATCCAACATTTAGAGCCTATGCAAGAAGCCCGTACAACAAGAATATTTGGGATCCTATGTCGAATATTTTGGCTTCTATGAGATATGCATTAAGTCGGTACGGATCATTGGCAGCAGCTTATCGAGGTGTTGGATATGAGAACGGTGGCTTAGTTACTCAAGACGGTTTATATCGTATGGGAGAAGGCAACAAGAAAGAGATGGTCATTCCACTTGAGAAACCTCAACGTGCTGCTGAATTAATCCAGCAAGCTGTTGAGTATCTTGGACTTGATATGTTCAACTCAAGCATAATGTTGCCAGAAATGTTCCAAACACCAACATTCACACCGTCGAATAGTACGTTTAGTAACAATAACCAAATGAATTATGAAGGTGGCGGCATGAAAGACTTCACTTCATCTATGGTAACAACATTGATGAATGCCATTTCTGCAATGGGTGCAACACCAACACAAGCGCCAAATGGAGACATTGTCATTAATATTGGCGGAAAAGAATTCGGTCGTATTGCAGTGAAAGAAATCAACAAATACCATCAACAACTTGGTTATACAGAATTAAACATTTAGGAGGATTGATCTGATGGCTGGATATTTGAAAATTAATGGAGTTACGATCAAGACTCCTAAAAAGTTTACTGCGGGTATACAAGCAGTTGATGGTGATTCTGGTCGTAATGCGAAAGGCGATATGACTCGTGATTATATCACTACAAAACGAAAAATGGACCTTGAATGGGGCGCCTTAACGGATGCGGAGATTTCACCAATTTTAAAAGCGGTGATGTCTCCTTTTTTTGAAGTCACTTATCCCGATCCTATGGAAGGCGGCATCGTTACAAAGACATTCTATGTCGGCGATCGATCAGCTCCAGCATATTCCTGGCATGACAAATTGCCTAAATGGGAAGGGTTAACGATGAGTTTTATTGAAAGGTAGGTGAGGTAATTTTGTTAGTCACAACGGATGACGTAATAGCAGCTTGGTTAAGTCCCTCAAGACAGCTATCTATTAGAGTAAAAATGAATGACGTTACGTATGGGAGTGAGGATATTACCTCACTCTCTTTTGATTCTGGCAGTATTTCGGGAGAAACGTACCAAATAGGCTCTACTTATATGAATTCTATTCAGATAATTTTCCCGTCACTCATTGAAACCGTCAAAGAAGATATGGAGGTAGTACCTGAACTTGGCGTTTTAGTTAATGGTACTTACGAATATACAAAGCTAGGTCACTTCTTTATTGATGAATTTGAGCGCAACAGAAACAATAATACTACAACGATTAGGGCAACTGATAAGATGCGTTTCATGGAAGGACCGTATGAGTCTAAGTTGAGCTATCAGAAACCTTACAGGGAAGTGGCTTTAGAGGTAGCGAATCTCGCAGGGGTCGAAATAAATGAAGCATCATTTTCTGCTCTGGGAACAGCTGCAATTAACAAACCAGAAGGATATACATTCAGACAAGCAATTGGCTTAATCGCACAGTTCGAAGGCGGTTTTGCTAGCTTTAATAGAAATGGTGAGTTGGAGATCCGAAGATTAGCGCCTACAAACTTTGAAATCACACCAGAAAGTTATATGTTAAAAGGATTTACAAAAAATGAGGTTAGCTATCGAATTGGCGGAATAACAGTAAAAACGGGTGAAGAGGAAACGGATGTCATACGTGTAGGATCAACAAATGGTTCCCAAGTTCAATTAGAAAACAAAGTTATGACCCAACAATTGCTGAATCAAACTTGGGAATTGGTTAAGGATTTGAATTACTTTCCTTTTGAATTGAAATGGAGAGGTTGCCCACCACTTGAAGCAGGCGATTGGATATACGTTACTGCTAATGACGGAACAAAATATTCAGTTCCTAATTTATCTTATAGTATTACTTTCAATGGTGGGATGTCTGCCGAATCAAAAGCAACTACCAGTTCAAGCTCACAAGCAACCTACAAGTATAGAGGGCCTCTGAATCAACGAATTGATTATCTTGATTCTATTTTAAGCTCGAATAATTGGAACTCAAACTACTATGATTCAACTGAACCTTCAAATCCCAAAGAAGGCGATGTTTGGTTTAAGCCAAATGGACAAGATAGAGAGATATGGGTTTATAAAAATATCGATGGCGTTCTGAAGTGGGTTATGGAAATTTCATCTGCTGTTGATCCGGATTTATTACAAGCTATCGAGAACGCTAAAAAAGCTGGTCAAGATGCTCAACTAGCAGCTGAAGACGCAAAGACCGCGGCTGATGATGCAAAGGCAGTCGGTGAAGATGCTAAGCAAGCAGGAGAAGCGGCGCAGCTAGCAGCCAACGAAGCAAAAACCGTAGCCACAGATGCCAAACAAGCTAGTGAAGAAGCACAAAAAGTTGGCGAGGATGCGAAGTCGGCAGCTGAAAATGCTAAAAGTGCAGCTGATGATGCAAAGACAGTCGGTGAAAATGCCAAACTGGCAGCAAATGACGCAAAGCAAGCGGGTGAAAATGCTGCGATATTGGCTGCCCAAGCACAGGAAACCGCAGATGATGTGAACCAACGGATTGGTGACGTAGTTATAGATATTGGTGATATTCAGGGTGACGTTAACACAATCGCAGCTGATGTCGGGAATGTTCAAACGGATATCGGAAAAATCATAACTGACGCTACTGCTACGGCTAGTAAAGCAAACGATGCATTTAACAAGGCTTCTGCTGTTGAAGGCAGAACAAGCACTTTAGAGACTAGTGTTGGCAGTATAAAATCAACTATGACCGATATTGAGATGGATCTGGATTCTACAACCAAGAAAATTAATGAAGTATCTGTAACCGTAGATGGTCAGAAGTCTGAGATTGCTTCAGTTAAAACGACAGCTAACTCCGCATTGAGTAAGGCCAACACTGTTGAGACAACGGTTGATGGTGTTAAGACTATTCTGACTAGTGTTCAGACATGGCAAAACAATCTAAAAGTAGGCGGACGGAACTTACTATTACAATCGGCATTACCTGATCGTACAAATATAACCAGTAATGATGCTAGCAAATATCCAATAACAAAGACTAATATGACTGAAGGGTCTAGGAATTTTGTTCGTATTAAAAGATCTAATCCAACATTAAATCCAAATACATTTACGATATATTCTAATATTAGTTGGTCTTTCTTATCCGAAAGTATAACTGGTGAAGGGCCGATAGTTGTTTCATTTAAAGCTCGTAGTCAAGTGGCTTCTAAATGGTCGACAATGGCCCTGACATTTGATCCACCTAATTATAATCCCGATGCTAAACAATTATCTATAACTACAGAATGGCAGATATTTTCTGTTGTGTTTGATTCGATTAGTGAGACATCATCGGGAATGCGGGTCAATCCTCGACAAGTAGTTATGAATTCAGAAATTGATATGTCGGAATTCTATCTTGATATTTGTGAGTATAAGATTGAGCGCGCCAATACTGCCGGAGACTGGGCTCCGGCACCAGAAGAACAAGCCACTGTAACTAAAGTCAACGAACTCACTACGACAGCAAATGGTAACACTAGCAAGATTGCTTCAGTTGAATCCACGGCGACTAGCGCTTTATCTAAAGCCAATGTGGCTCAGTCTACGGCTGATGGTAATACAACTAAGATTACTGCTGCTCAGACAACGGCGAATAGTGCTTTAACTAAGGCTAATACTATTGAACAAACTGTGGATGGTCAGAAGACTACTATAACTAGTATTCAGACTAACTTGGATAACAATATCACCAAAGTAAATCAAATTACAGAAACGGTAGACGGCCATACGCAACTTATCGCTTCCACTACGGCAACCGCCAATTCAGCTTTAACAAAAGCTAACAGCGTGTCTAGTACGGTTGATGGATTGACAGTTAAAATATCCAGTGTTGAAACAACTGCCAACGCGGCTAATACTAAGGCTTTACAGGTTGAGGCTACGGCTAGTGGTTTGACGAGCACTGTGACGCAAGTCCAAACTGACTTGAATAATTTATCAGTTGGTGGAAGAAACTATTTTAAAAATTCTGATGTAGAACGTACAGCTTCGAGAGAATTTGTAAATCATTCTACCTGGGACATGGCACCTCTTATAGACCAAAATGGCATAGATGTATATTACACTGTATCTTTCGACATAAAATCAGCTGTTGCTGGTAATATAAACGTTTACTCACATAATGGTTCTGGAACAAGGTACAACATTGGCACAAAAACTATCCAAGTAACTACAGCATTCAAACGATATTCATACACATTTAAACCAAATTCTATCAATACCAATTGGTCACAAGCGCTTTTAGCTTTTTATGGAACGTATGATTCAGGAAGAATTCCAACTGTAAAGAATGTTAAATTCGAACTTGGGAACAAAGCTACAGATTGGTCGCCTGCTGTAGAAGACTTGGCAACATCTTCCCAATTCACCCAATTAGCCACAGACATCAACCTAAAAGTATCTAAAGGCGACGTCATTAACCAGATAAACGTTGGAACAGAGTCTATATTAATTGCTGGTAACAAACTTAATATCACAGCTCAAACTACGATTGATAACGCAGTAATCAAAACAGCGAACATCGTTGATCTTGCGGTTTCCACAGCCAAGATATCTGACCTTGCAGTAAACGAAGGTAAGATTGGCAACCTAGCGGTAACAAATGCCAAAATTGCAAATTTGTCGGTTACCGAAGGTAAAATCGGTGATGCGGCAATCACTAATGCCAAAATAGGAAACTTAGCAGTAAGTGAAGGTAAGATAGCAAACCTAGCAGTTACCAATGCAAAAATTGCAAGCCTTGCAGTCACAGAAGGTAAGATTGGCGATGCAGCAATAACCACCGCAAAAATTGGTAACCTTGCAGTAAGCGAAGGTAAGATAGCTGATTTGGCAGTAAGTAGTGCGAAAATAGCCAACTTAGCTGTGACTGAAACAAAAATAGGTGATGCCGCAATTACAAATGCAAAAATTGGTAACTTAGCGGTAAGCACGGCTAAGATTGCGGACGGCGCTATTGTCAATGCTAAGATCGGTGATGCGGCAATCACGAACGCTAAAATAGCGGATGCTTCTATATCTAGTGCTAAAATTATTAGTTTGGATGCAGGTAAAATTGTTGCTAATAACCTAGCTGCAATAACGGCAAACACAGGTACACTAAATGTTTCTGGTTATCTTAATATCTTAAACCAGGATACAGGAGTATATGGCAACTATGATTACGGAGATAGCCTGACAGGGAGCTACAATCCAAGATGGTACACAGGTTCTTGGCGTATTGGTACTAACGTATTTAGGCATACAGCGGACATACATATACTCATTAACTACGGCTGGGGCAAAAGGCACAAGACAAGGGTATTTCGAAACGTCTTACGGATCTGACTATGTGGCCATGCGTAAGTATAATACTAGTACTTCTTTAACAATGAGCGCTCGTGTTGATATTAACTCTGATCGTATACAAGTATCGAATAGTTGGAATGAGAATTCAGGAGTGATACTTTCAGCAAATGGCGAAATGAGTGCATCTGAGGTTAGATCGAGAGGTGCGGCCTATTTACAATCCACTTTGGATGTGGCAGGTTCGGCTTATTTAAGAAGTAGCGTAGATGTGTCTGGTGGACTAATAACAAGATCAACAGTTGATATGCAAGGTAGCGTAATAACCCGTTCCGGATTTGAAGTCCAGGGGAGCCTATGGCTAACTGGTGACAGCTACATCAATTCCATGCCGACGTATGACCGGACTACTTCGTCAGCAGCGAATATGATGGTCACTTCAAACGGTTATTTTGCACGATCAACATCAGCTAGAAAATATAAAGCAGATATAGAAATTGCAAATGATTTAATCTTGAAAGCAAAAAGGGTGCTATCAATTCACCCTGTTTCCTGGTTGGATAAAGCGGAAATTGCAAGAGGAGAATCGAGGCATAGATACTACGGGTTTATTGCTGATGAATTTGACGCGGCAGGACTGACAGAAGTAGTTGCATATGGGGAAGATGACCAAATAGAAAGTTTAGCATACGATAGATTAACTATGTATCAAAATGTAATATTAGGGGAACATGAACTTGAGATCCAAAGATTAAAACAAGAAGTGTCGAACTTAAAAACAAAAGTTGAGGAACTAGAAGCGGCGTAGCTTTTGGTTCCTCTTTTATTGGAGGAATATCAATGAAAATCACATTAAAGAACAACGAACTGGCACCAGCAATCAATTTTCTTGAAGGGATGACACTTGCAGCAAATAAAGATAGTCGCCACCGCACCAAATTAGTAAAGCAAATTCGTGAAGCGTTTATGGAGTTATCGGAAGAAGAAAAAGTCTTGATGGGTAAATTTAATTTGCTTGATGACGGTGGGCAATTAAAGGATCAAAAAGACCAATTGCAATCCGATATAGCATCTTTTAACAAAGAGCAGGCCGAGTTGATGGAAGAAGAAGTAATCATCGAAGGTGGTATGTATGCCAGAAACATCGATGAAATTCCTCGTATTCTTGAAGCATATGACGGCATGTTGTCAGGCAAAGAAGCTGAAATTTACGATCGTTTGTTAGATGAATTTGAAAATCAGGATGCTGAATAATCAGTGTCCTTTTTAAATATAAAAAAATTGGAGGAAAATATCATGGAAGAAAAGATAAAAGAACTAGAAAATAGAATTGCAGTACTGGAAACAACTGTCACTACTCAAGAGGCTATGATTTCCGCTATTAATGCAACTACAAATACAGCATTGGATAAATCGATAAAAAAAGAGCTAGATAACTAGCTCGATAGGTTATTCAAATTTCAGAAAATTATCAATTTTTGTAACTGTATAACCTTGCTTCTTGCCTTCAGCAATAATTTCTTGTTCGGACATCTCATACAAATCAGGGTGAACAAAAGTATAATTACCATCTTTGTTTCCTTTAGAGAAAGTATCTAATAGATATCTGTCTAGATCTTTCCAAGTCTGTAAAGGACCATTGTTGCTAGGTTTTGGAGTTAATCCCATTTTTTTCACCTCACTTTCTATAGTGAGTATATCAAAATAAAACTTATTGGAGGAAACAATCATGGCATTAGAAACTAAAAAAGCGATCAGTATCACAGGAGATTCAAGAATCAACGGACAACGAGTAATCTACTTCTCTGCAACTGTAACCACGGATAGTGCAGGTAACACGAATATCAATCAACAAATCGAAAATCAAACATTGTATCGTCAAAACCGTGAGGAATGCCGAAAAGATGTTGAAGATTTTCAAGATAAAGTTTGGGCGGTAGAAGATGACTTATTGAATGAAGTTGAGGAGCAGGCATAAGCTTGTTCCTTTTATTTTGGAAAGTAGGTGACGTATGTGGGATAAAACCAGAAGTTTGTGGCTTAGGTTTGCAAGGATTGTGATTTTGAAGTGGTATAGTATCGGTCTAGCAGTGGTGAGTTTCTTCTATGGCTTGATTCTTTTCAAAAATCCGGAAATATTAATCAGTTATGAAATGTACGAGACATTAAATGAAATATTTGATCAGCGTATCATCAGCAGCTCATTCATGATTCTTGGTGCAATGAAATTGCTTGGCGTGTTCATGAATAGTCGAGTAATTAAAAGAGTAAGTCTATCGCTACTGGTCGGACTATGGCTAGTATTCAGTACTTCTTTCTTCTTCAATGGACCTCCTAATACAGTGGGAATCTTAACCTTTGGGTATGCTTGGATTGCCCTAGGTATCGCTGTGAGGGAGGTTATGGAATGAAGGATGGTTGGTTAGATAGTTGGTTGCCTGTTTTAACAGGTGTGATCGGTATCATAGGAACGACTATTGCGAATAGAATAGACTTCCGAAGTGTGGTTCGAAAAGGTGAGCTGGAAAACAAAAAAGCTGAGATTGAGAATAAAGACGATGTCTATGCTGGTTGGGAGAAACTCTACAACGCGCAACTTCAGGAGAACAAGGAATTGAAGATAGAGTATGCAGAGACGCGTAAAGAAGTTTTTAATCTGCAAGAAGAATTCAGCAAATTAAAATTAAAAATGGATAGTCTGGAACATTCTTTTGCCGAAAAAGAGCAAGGCTATTTGTTGCAGATAGAAAAGCTAGAAACTAAGTGTGATGAGTTGGAAGAAGAAAATGAGATGCTGAAGCTACAATTGAAAGGTGGAATTTAGATGGAAGCATTACAAGATGCATTGTTAAATTTATTGATTGTTGTAGTTGGTTTGGTGGCAGCATTTATTGGCCAAAAGGGGTCAGAGTACTTGAAAAAGAAAGGTGTCTTAGCTCAATTGGAAAGCAAGAAGAACTATGTGGATATCGTGGTTACTGCTGTTCAGCAAGTCTATGCCGAAGCTGACGGAACCGCCAAGCTAGATGAAGCCAAAGCTCAGCTAGTAGACTTATTTAATAAGAACGGCATTAAGTTTACTGAAGATGAGTTGAATTTGTTGATCGAATCGGCGGTAAAAGGAATGAAAGACGGCGTTGACCAAGGAGCGGCTGAATAAGCTGCTCTTTTTTAATACAAAAATTTGGAGGGATAAACATGAGAAACAAAGCAAAATTTATCGAAGACTTTGAAGCAGCAGCGAAACCAGAAATCATCGAGGCTGTGGATCCAGTGCAAGATGCAGCTCACACAATGAATCAATTAGGTGAATCAGAATATCATTTGACAGGCAATTTCACGAAAGACGGTCAAGACAAGACTTTCAAGTTTGAAGTAAAAAAACGTGAAAAAACGGATGATCCAACAGATGAAATCGAAGACTACTTTTACATCGGGAGAGGTGAATAATCATGGTCAAATATAATAATTCAACCTCTCATAGAGGGCACAATGCGATTGTACCTGGCGCATCTGGTTGCGGTTTGAAAGAACACGAAGTGGCGCAAAAGATTCATGACAAGTTTCGAGCAGCGACTAAAGCAGTAGATGCTACTGATGATGTGGGTAGAACCGCTAACGATAATCTCTACAATATCGTTCGAAAAATGAATGCCGTTGGCAACTCTTTCCATGTCAGCCACCATTTGAACGCTTTTAACGGTACTGCAAATGGGTTTGAAGTTTGGTATTACGCTGGTAATGCTCAAGCAAAAAAACTAGCAGAAGAAATTTGTGCAGCTGTATGTAAAGTGACGGGATGGGTAAACCGTGGAGCGAAGGCTACCACATCCTTATATGTGATTCGAGCATCATCGGGATCCGCAATCTTAATTGAATGGGGATTCGTGGATAGTCAAAAAGACATGGATATCATGGCCAAGAAAATGGACGATGCGGTTAATGCTGCATTGGAAGTTATGGGATACAAATCATCTTCGAATGGAGGCGTAGCAAACGTGACAAACAAAAAAACATATATTCAAAATGCAAGACGAGTAGAAGTGATTCGTGAAGGTGGAGATCAAGAGTACACGGATTTAGAATTTACTAATATGCGTGGTAACTATTATCCAAAGGGCAGCAAGCTTCTGGTGAAAGAGGTTGTGAAGCATGGCAACATTACACGGCTGCTTTTAGAATCTGGTGGGTATTTTACTGCCAATGAAGCTTACGTGAAGAAACTCAGATAATTAAAAACAGCCCGCAGAAGCGGGCTTAATACAATAAATTATGTGTTGAAAATATATACATCCAAAATATTGCTAAAGATATAAACAATTGTATTGACAGAAATTATGCCTAGTGGCATAATATTTAACGAAGATGCCTTTAATTAGTCCAATCTGTATCTTCGTCTTAGTGTGTCGTCTATATCTTGTATTATCGTTAGCCGATAAACGATTAATAAAAGGTCGGATTGTTAAATTTGTCGCTTGCCGCTACGCGACTAACAAATTAGCGGATTGCACACTTGTTAGGAGGTATGCTACTCCTAACTTTTTTTATTACAGATATTGGAAAGGCTTTTAGTATGATAAATCAGAATACTTTTTATATCTTAAAGAATGACTATTTTCAAAAATATGATCCAAAAAAACACATGATGAACAACAATAGTGGAAATGGTAGACCTTTCTATCTGTCAATTAAATCCAAGAAAAATGAAGAGATATTTTGGATGATTCCTATATCCTCTAAATTACAAAAGTACGAAAAAATCTATGATGCAAAAATCAAGACAAATAAAAGTGTTGATATTTTACATTTTTGTGATGTATCTGGGGTTCGAAAAGCGATTCTCATACAAAATATGATACCTGTCTCTGCAAAGTATATTGAAAGAGCATATACCGTAAGCAATGTTCCTTTGCAACTAGATGGAAAAAATGCAAAACTGATAGCCAAAAAAGCAAATAAGATAATGAATTTGCACTATAGGAATATCAAGTTTATGCCTAATTGTATCGATTGTAAAGACATTGAAGAAAAACTTATAGCAGAAGTTGAATCTGAAAAAATAGTTGCATTACAGCCAATAGAAGATTCCATTAAGTAAAAATTTTTTAAACCTTACCCTTTTTTGAAAGAGTAGGGTATTTTTTTGCAAAAAATAGCCCGCTTCTGCGGATTTGTACATAAATCATATTCGTTTTACTTGCAGTAACCAAGTTTATACTATAAATTAGTAGGTGCGTGCAATACTTTATGAAGAGTAGTTAGGCGGTGGAAACTTGGGGAAGTGCGCCTATTACTCTTCTTGTTTATTTTATCATTATTTCAACGTAATAGATATTATTGATTAGAATATCGTCTAAAATACTTTTATGTTTTTCAGCATATTGTAATTGTAAATTCATGACACAATAGAGAAACCCCTTACTCGTTTGAGTAGGGGGCTTTTTTGTTGCTTTAATTTCCACCGGGTTTATACTTTGTGTTTGGATCGTATTTTCGGAGAATTTTGTCTTGGGTCCTAACGTGGTCAAATAGATAGTTTTCTCCGTCTTTCTTAAATACAAAAGCCAATTCTTCTGGGTAACCACTATAGCTTGATGGCACGGTAAAATAGGGTTTTCCAAAGTTCTCCATCGTCCGAACAAATTGATCGTACAATAAGTGCGCTGGACCCATTCTCTCGATAAACTCGTAGTAGTATCTTTCTAATGCGTAGGTTCTTTGATGCGCTAATGGTATTTGCATATCAATCACTCCTATTCCATTTCAACTTCAGCTAAGGATTCGGAAAGTGTATCAAATAAATTTTCCTTTTCCATGAACCTTAGCCAGTCATTGTATGGATCCAAGGCCCTGCTGTTAGGAGCTTTGTCCATTCTCTTAACAGACTGATAGATATTTTGTGCAGCTTGATCCCACATACCCTCGATTGCTCTGTTTACTTTTTTATCGTTCCACTTAGCCTTTCCGGAACGCAGTTTATTCTTAGCAATTTGGAATTCCTCGGCTTTTTGCATAAATACTTCGTAACCAGGTAGACGGTTTTCCAAAAGGTTTTTAAAATCATTATATTTCATTTTGACCAC